TGGTGGTTTATTAAATTGGGTTGCCATAGTTTTTTATACCTTTAGTTAAACTGTACCGATTACTTCTTCAAATGAGATGCCAGTTCTAGTGGCGACAAATGTAAGACCAATGAAGTTAATTGACCTTGCAGGTTTAATAAAGATGTCTGCTATAAATTCATTATTATCTATAACAGCAGCAGTGTTATTTGTCTCATCACAAACAACTCTGAAATCTGTAATACCTCTCTTTGCTTGAACATCACGTAAGAAAGGTTCAACAATGTTCACAAAGTTAGTCCTTGTGATCTCATCGTTGAATTCAAACAATTGATCTTTTGCTGCAGCTTCAATTGCATTTTCGATGAAAATGAATAATCTGCGAACGTTAATACGATCAAATGCTGATGATTTTCCAAATGCAGTCTTATCACCAAATAGAACTATTCCTGCTCCTGGTGAGAAGATCACTGGATTAATTCTATTTGTATAGAGTTTATCTCTTTGTGATTGATTTGGATTATATCCAAGTTTAACTGCGTTTAAAATAGCACCTCTTGCTGTTCCCGCTGGTGAGAACCAAGGGAAGTTATTGATGTCATTTCTAGCACAAGTTCCTGCAATATCACCATTTAAGGGAATATATCTGAAGGTATTTCCAAACCTATCAAACATATACTTGTATCCACTGTCAAGAACTGCGTAAGTTGATGATGTGATTGGAGCATAAAACTCTAACACATTGTTTGTGATATCCGCAGCAGATGCTACTGTTGCAGAATCAGTTCCAGCACCTGATATAAATGTTGATTTATTTGGTGATATAAATGCCACTGCATCCTTTCTAATTTCAGCAACAGAAATTAACTTATTTGCAAGTGCCTGTGCTGTAGAAGTTGCATATGAACCTGATCCCATAAGTAGGAAATCAATATCAAACTCTTCAACATTTTCAAATAAACCATAACCATTAGTTAGGTCACCTAAAGTTGCTGTTAGAGCACCAGCAGCAGTTATGTCGGTGGTTCCATCATAATTTTTACCGCCAGATAAAGAATAACCTATATTGCCATTTGCAGCAAATTTAATATTCTGTGCATTTTGATCCCACGCTACATCAGTTTCTTTTACGAATCCATTTCCAGTACTCTTAAATGCTGTGGTAACAGGACTTGTAGGACCACTTAATCCGAAGATATTGTTTGAGGCATTGAGTAGAAACTTTCTCCAATAAGAAGTAGAACCAGCAGAGAACTCAGCGTCTTTTGCTTTTGATAGGTTTAAATTCTTTTCAAGAATTGTTCCTGCATTTCCAGTAACATCTCCATCATCATCAATTACAACAACATGAACCTCATCAAATCTTGAACTTCTTGCTGCTGCATATGCTGATGTTCCAGGTCTATCTGCGATTTGATTCCAACTAATTGGATCTCCGTTTGTGGTTGTGATTGTTTGACTATCAAACCAATCTGCTGTGCTGCTTGCAGTGGTTGTTAGAACTCCGACTGCACTATTATTAACAACAGTAATTGCACCAGTGCCAAACTTATACACACCTGATGCTTCATAGTCCTTTTCAGTTTCGGTTCCACCACTTGGTGTATGTGATAAGAACTTAACTGTAATTGTTCCAGCTCCTATTTCAGTGATAATACCTTTGAATGTTCCATCAAGAACTGAAGTTGTTCCTGCACCAGGTAATACACCAGATGCTGTTTGAGTAACTCCCATTCCAATCGTTGCACCTGTAGTGCTAGCTACTGATATAACTTGGTCACCGAAAGAATCAATAATCGCTACTTTTAATCCATTTGCCCATGAACCAGGATTTCTTGCAGCAACCACTGTCCCTGCCAAAGTGCTTTCATCATATCCTTTGTTAATATAGTCGTCTACACTGTTGATAACCACAGTACCACCATCATCGGTAGCATTGTTTAAATTAGCATCTGCTGCTCGAACAACACTTAATACTCCACCATATGCCAAGTATGATGATGCGACCATCCAGTATTCAACTTGATCGTCTGTATTGTATGGTTTACCAAAATTATCAATCAAATCCTGCTCACTCTCAACTATTATTGGAATGTTAACAGGTCCTTTTTCAAAAGGTCCTACAATTGCAGCATTTTTGTCAGTAGCAGAATCGACTCTACCAATAGTTAAATCAACTTCTCTAACTACAATTCCAGGAGATGCTAAATTTACTGGCATCTTTTATTCTCCGAATCTCGAAATATGTTAAAATTATTTATTAAAATGACCTTTTTGATTGGGGAAACAGTGCATGAACGGACTCATGTATCTTCTTCTCTGCTTGTTTTCTTAGAGAACTAAGATTCATATGATGGTATACTTCGTATACAACTTCATTTAATTCTTCTTTGGTTAAATCTGGATATAACTCTTTTACAATACTATCTAAGTGTAAACCTACTGAAGGTTCTGCTAAAATTTTCATTTACTTTTATTTATTACCAATCAGGATACTGCCAATCGATAAACTGTATTCTCTTCTTTCTTGTTTCAACAATTCTTTTGATAGTACACACCTTACATTCATATGAATATGATGATGCTGTAGCACCTCTTCCTTTTCTAGATCTATAAAATCCTTCAATTAAATTTTTTTCTTCACCACAAACTCGACACTTTCTATCATTAAGTAATAAATGTCCAAGTTTTAACTGGTCGTCGAATTCCATCAACTCTTTTCATCTAAATTTGGTTTTCCAAATGTTTTATACGCTAACTGTTCTTTAAGAAAATCGACTTGCATTTTCAAGCTTCTATTCTCTTTTTCAAGATTTTTGATGTGTTCTTCGTAGACTGTAATCATGTTTTCAGTTTCTTTCATATTATCTATAATCCCACATATAGGATCTATCCCCATACTCGTCAGCATACCATCTATCACCTTCATTGTCAACGAAAACAGTATCATCTAACCCATCAGCGATAAAACCAAATGGTGCCATATCCTGTTCAATTTGATTCTTTTGTTCTTCATATATTCTCTTTCTTACATCATTATCAGTCATCTCCTTAAAATAATCTTGTGCAACTAACCACGCAAATATTACAAGACACATTGCTAGGTCATCATTACAACCCTCCTCTGCTTCAAAGGAGTTTGCTTTCTGAGCAAATGTTGTCAACTCTGAAATAATATCATAATCGTTAACTAATATTTTATCATCTTCTAATAGAGTTTTTAAATTCGAACATCCTAGTTTTTTAACAGCAGCTGTTGTCCTTACACCCAACTGTGATTTTTTACCAGAGAATCCTTGACCAACTATCTGACCGTTTCGACCTCTCATTGATGCCATGAGTAAATTATCATACTCTAAATCATATTGAAGAATACTTGCTACTTGATCTCCAATATCATTTACTTCTATTAGTAGAAATGCTTCATTATATCCTTTTGCCACATCGTATATAATATTTGGAAATAACATTGGTTTAATTTCATTGTTTCGATATTTTGCAACTGCTCTGTATGGAAACTTAGTAATATCAAAAACTATAAACGCGGAATAATCATTACCTAAACCACGGGCAACGTCAACTGTAATGAGATAATTATGATCTTTGATTGGTTCTTGATAGATGTCTAGACCAGCATTTTTCTTTAAAGGTTCTTCGTATACAAGATTTCGAAGTTTTGTTGGACTTATTAATGTGTTAACAGAACCTAGAAACTCACACTCAAACTCAATTTTAAATTGTTCTTCAGATGTGTTTGCGATAGTTTGTTCCTTCCATATTATATCTCTACCAGGAACTTCACTCCAATGAACATCAGTTGGGACATATTCACTCTTACCTTTTTCGGCATCATGCCACATACGATAAAAATGATTCATACCACGAGGGGTAGAAACTATAATAACTTTTGTGCTTTGTCCTGATGTAATTGTAGGATATACAGACGCAAAGAAATCATCTGCAATATGATTTGGTATGAATGCAAACTCGTCTAAGAATATGACGTTATAAGATCCACCACGAACAGCAGATGATGATGTGGAGTTTGCTGATATTTTTGATCCATTCTCTAATTCTAATGAACCTTTGTTCCAAGATATGATACCTTGTTGCATCCAAGATGGTAAATTTTCATAAGCAAGTTGCAATCTACCTAACAAATCGCGGGCAGTTGATGCTTTGTTTGCTAGAACTGCAATATTAACATTATCATTAAAAACTGCATAATGTAAGAGATACGAAATACAGGTTGTGGATTTACCTGTCTGTCGAGGCATTTTACATATGTTAAATCTATTCGTATGAAATCTATCAATTAACTTTTCTTGAAAATCATACATGTTGAAAGGAACTAATCCTTCATCAAGAGACACAATTTTTATATATTTTCTTGCAAAATAAACAGGGTCATCCTTACACTTTACAAATTCAATGACATCTTCTTCACTGAATTCGATTGGTGTATTTGCTTTTTTTAAATTAGGATTTCCAAGATATACATTATCAGACATGATGTTTACCTATCCATCAACTTATTAAATCTCATATTTTTATCTGCTCTCCAATTTGATGGTTCATATGATGCCATTATATTTTCTCCACCACCAGACCTTACTGCCTGTATTTTTTTAAGTAATACTTGTTTTTTAATTTGATCTGCTCTCTTTTGCTTTGCCTTTATTGCTGGATCTTCTTTCTGTGGATCTTCTGCCTGACCATTCATTTCAGATATTTGCTCAGTTCCTTTCCATACACCATTTGATACAACAGGTCTCATATGTGCTGGTCCTAAAATATCAATTACTCTTGCATAGAGATTTCCATCAGAGTTTTCAATATCAATTGATTCATTCTGAGTTTCATTTTCAATTTCTTTTCTGACTTCTTTTTTCATTTCTTCTCTCTCCTTTCTTTTTTGTGTAGCAGCAGAAACCGACATATTTGACTGTCTAAATTTTTTGACAGCATCGACTTGTTTTAAACGAAGTTGTTGTTTTCTTTGTGCTAAATCCACGATTTACTTAGTGTTATCTTTATTATTTAGAAATTGTTTCTTTATCATTTTTGATAGGTCTGATGTTGACCCTACAAATAGAGCATTATTTGTGACTGTATTTGTTGTTTGTTTCTTATCTTCATCCACTTCCTTTACTTTCTTCTGCAAATCTAATAACTTATCTGTTGTGTCTGCTACTGACTTGATTATCTGTCCTGCAACTTCATATGCTCTTGGACTTGCACTTTCCCCTGCAAGTTCCAATATACCATTTAGTGATTCTTGTCCTTTTTCAATTAGAGAATATAAGTTAGCACGAGTATATTCATAATCTTTTTCAATGTCCTCAGATTTTTTTTCTTTCTTTTCTAATTTTACTTCTTTCTTTGAGGGCACAATCGCTTCAACTTCAGTATGAGTGTTTAGTGCTTCATCAATAGGATCGTAACTTGACATGGTATTCATTATACATCACTTTGTTTTGTGGGACTATATGATTTGCCATCATCAAAGAATGAATCAAATTCATTAAATCCAAAGTCATCACCTGGAACAATTGCAGCATCATCAGCAGTTGTCAACAGATTTATAAATGTAGTTGCTGTATGTTGTGCAGGAATTGAACTATCAAATCCTCTCTTAACAATAATTGTTGTTGAGTCAACTATCTGTTTTATCTTCATAATTTCACTATCAATCACAATTCGATCATTGACACTTAGTAATGAAGAAGTTGTTACACTTATTCTAGTTTCAGTAGTTGTTAAATCTTCTGTAATTGTTGTAGTTTCATCGTTATTATAATCTTTAAGTGCTTTTGGTGTGGCAACATAACGAACCTGTCTTCTTGCCGACGCTGCTGTATCCGCTGCATAATCCACTTGAACCTTCTTAATTAGTCCATCACTTGTATCAGCAACAGGACCAAATAGATATGTTTTTGCAGTAAATTGCAATGTGTATATTAATGCTGTTCTTGTCGTAAAGTCTCCCTCATACTCATCTCTAAATGAAATATTGTCTAGAACAATTGGAACATCTCTTTTTTCTCCAATTGAACTGACTAAATTGATTGTAATATTAAAAGATGGTTGAAAGAATGGTAATATCTGTTCGATGATTTGTAGAGCATCATCATTTAATTTTGAAAATATACTAAGTTCGAATCCAATATTATATGGTACAGGCATGAATACCTTTTTCAAGTTAGTGCCATCAGACGCTTTGAATGTTTGAGTAATACCAGATTTACGAGACGCATCATATTGAATTGATGTCATTTCAAATGACATTCTTGGAAGAGTTATAGCAACTGCTTTTGTTAGGTTTGCTTGCTCTCTAATTTTTGCAAAGAACTTTTGCTGTGGTCCATATGCAAGACCAACTTTAGTTTCATCTAAAGTAGTGTTATCAATATTTTCATGTTTAATAAAAATTTCATTGAATAGCGTACCAAAACCGATAATCGTTTTGCGAATAATTTCATGATAATAATAAGTACCTAACATTAATAATCTCCAAATGGGTTGTTCTCTGTAAAGTCAAGTAGAGAATCTGATTCAGTTTCTATCTCTTTATTTGAGTCAAAAGCATTGTCAAAACTGTCGTCACTATAAGATTCTACAACATATCTAGCTGATGAGATAGATCCTACAATTACTTCTCCAGCACTAAATCTTCCACTATTTAGAGATACTTGTAGTTCAATTGGTGGGTTCACCGCATCTATATCAACACGTTTCTTGAAGTTTTTAACTCTTGCAGTAGTTCCTGATAGTGATCCAGTGACAACTTCATTATAGAAATATGTCCCAACCCCAGTCGTTGAAATACCAGAAAATGCTATTGTTGGAGCAACTGTATATCCAGAACCAACATTGTTAAATTCAACTCTATTTACTGAACCACTATCATCAATAACAACTGTTCCAATTGCAGTTGTACCACCAATACCAGTTGATCCAGTAAATGTAATTGTGGGTGCGACATAATAACCCTTACCTCTAACAAGATTAGTTATTGTTGAAATACCACTATCAACAATTCCAAACGTAACTGCTGCACCAGCACCTCCACCACCATTTAAAATAATTAATGGTGGATTACTTGCATCATACCCAGAACCAGGATTCAAGATTCTTATTTCTTTCAGAGACTTAACACCACCAGATGATGTTGTGATTGCCACTGCTGTTGCTCTTGATCCAGACGCTGGTGGTGATATTTCAACTGATGGTGCAGTTTTGTATCCAAAACCATCATTTGTCAATGATATAAATCCAATCATTCCAGTTCCACCTATTACAGCAGTTCCTGATGATGTAAGTGCAGCTCCAACTAAATTAACAGTTGTAATATAACCTTCATCTTCAACAGTATTATCGACCTCTTCAATTGAAGTATCAATAAGTTCATTCTCATACTCATACAATTCACAACTTAGTTCATAAGTATAATTTTTACCTAATTGATAAAATGGTTTTTCTGATTCAACTCTTTTAATTTCAAATAATCTCTCACCAAGAGGAAAATATATTAAATCCCCTTCTTTTGGTCGATTAATTAAATCCTCAAAAGTGTAATCTGTTATGAGACCTTCTTTAATACCTGCTGAAATACCTTCTAAGAATGGTGTTATAAAATCTTCAAATCTTTCTCTTGATATTGTTAAACTTACTTCATTTGTTAATCTTAATCCAAACTTAGTCATTAAATCACTATTTGGATTGTAACCTTCATAGTTATTTAAATATGCTTCAAGAATAAAAGAATCATCAAACTTTGATGATTGAACTTCTCGAATAATATTATCAGTTTTAAAAATTTTTCTAGGTAGATAGAAGACATCTATACCATAAATTTTCAACTGCTCATTGATTACATCCTGCAGTAAAAATTGTTCAGTTTTAGATCCTTGTAGAAAGAAGGGATTTAATGCCATGTGTCACTATCCTATAAAATCGAGAGGTGGCAACTCGTATTCGAGAGACATTCTTTGTTTTATGTCTGCCAATTCTCTCTCTGCATCTTCATAGTATTGTCTACCATTTAACTCAATTCCACCTGGTAATCGAGTTCCACTAAATTTCATCATATTTAATCCCCATTGCCTTTTAATCAAAAGTGTTAAGTATCTCTTTAAGAAACTATCATTAAAAACTTTTGTAAAATTTTCAGGGTCTAATGCTCTAAAACAATCAATAACTAAAAAAGTATCTTTTGATTGTGCTTTCCAATCAATATCCAAATATAACCTATTCTGTCTCTTGTTAAATCTTATTTGTTTATCTGTGGTTAATAAAAAGTCAATATCTTCCAAATATCTTTTTGTCATTGTATATTGAAGTAATTCAACTGAATTAAAGTAATACAAATCATTTAAAAACAATTGATACTTGATACTGAACATTCCACCTGATATTGAACTTGTGTCAAATTTGAATATTCTTTCAATTCCTACGACAGAATCTGGAACTTGAATAAAATTAGAGTTCTCATAGAAGTTAGAGGTTATTGTTCCAACTCCACTTACATTTGCAGTTCCTGTTGTTGTAACTATCCCAACACCATCTGTTCCACTTCCACTTGCCCTTTTAATATCATCATCACTTATTTGATATTTCAAATACATTCTCTCAACACCATCAAAGTGCCTCTCGTTGAAATACTGAATAGCATCATCAACCAAATCATCAATTTGATCGTCATCTACATTTATTTCTAAAACAGGTGCACCTAGTTGTCTTAAACAATAATCAACTAATTCCTGTCTGGTGGTTGGTTTTGCCATTAATACGAGCCTCCATCAATCAATTGGGCAGTTAAGGTTCCAAGTACATTAACACCATCTACAGTAGTAGCCATTTTTTCAACATCATTAAAGAACAATTTTACATCTTGATTAGCAGTGGCTTCAAGATATTTCTCACTACCATCTTCATTTTTGAGTAGGATTTTATCACCACGAATTCTAAGATCACCACCACTATTTTTTAAGTATGTATGAGCACCTCCGTGCCATATCTCAAAATCTTTATTACTTCCAAATTCTAATCGAGTATTATCAAATAATATTAAATCACTTGTAGAATAATCCCATCTTGCATTAGAAGTTGCACCTGTAAAAACTACATCATTACTAACAGTAGTAACACCAGTTACACTCAGATGATTAATATTTGTTTGGTCTAAAAAGGTTGCAATCCCAGTAATATTTAAATTTGTGAAAGTATTTGGAGCATTTGCGATTGCAGATTCAATTGTTGATGTTGTTGTTGCATCTAGCGATGCGATATTCTTTAATTGAAATCCAGAACTTAAAACTTCAGTTGATCCAATGGAAATAGAACCAAAAGAACCAATTCCTGAAATATTAATTTGTCTTGCAGATACTTCATCAAGAACAATATCATCATTTACATATAGATCACCACCAACATACAAATCATTCGACGTAGTTACGACTCCTACGAATGTAGATAAACCAGTAACTTGTAAATTTGCTGCTATATTTAAGTTCTTTTCTATTCCAACACCACCAGCAATCTTCAATGCACCTGTTGTTGGACTCGTAGAGTTTGTTACATTAGAGAATGATGTAATACCAGTTATAATGAGTTCAGCAGCATCAACCGTGTCAGTTAAGACAAATTTTTCGTCTGTTAAACTCCATACTAATACTAAACCATTCTCACTTTTTCTCGTTGAGTCAACATCACCCAAATTTGCCAATCTGGTTGGAGGTGCCGAAGCATTAGATAATACCCTAATTACATTTTGCGATCCGATTCGATCATTTATAGTTGTCATTACCTTGTTACTCCAGATCTGACGAGTGCTGTTCCTTCTATAGCCTTATATTCTCGACCACCAGAAGTTATTATCTTTACATCATATACGTATCTTCCAGGTTTTAGTAACACTGTATTAGCAGCAGTCAGAGATATGGAAATTATACCAGTTTCAGCATCAGCAACTTTACTTATAAAAGACACCTTATTTTTGGCTGCTGAGTGTTTTCTAAGCATTGCTGTTGTTGCTGCTCCAACTAAATTCAAAAATTCGTTTGAACGAGTATCCTCTAATTGAAAGGAAGTATCAAAGTCAAACCCTTGCTCAATTGTGATGTTGGATACATATACTGCCATTATTAATCAATACATTTTTAAATATTTATATCTAAGAGGATTTATTGATTAATCCTGAGATTAATGATTTAAGTTCATCAATTTCTTCTCTCAGTCTTTGTATCTCATTTTCTTGATATTTCTTTTGTTGTTGTAATTTTTTGTATTGTAAGTACCCTTGAGAATCGGTACTTACAATCGCACCCGATTTTTCATCTCGATATAGATGTTTGTAACCGTTAACTGGAATCATTATGCTAAAGCAATTACCCTCAAATCTTTATATCTTGGAGGATATGCTTCGTTGGTTCCGCTTGATACTATCTTAATTTGGAATCCAACAAACTCATCCAATCCATCGACGGTAAATTCATACTGTCTAAATTCATCTTCTTTACTTGCTGGTATAAAGACATCGGGTTTTCCACTATTCAGTTTAGGATCAATAACAATCTTATCAATACCCACATCATTCAAGTTATCAAAACCAGGAAATAGTTCATATGATTGTTCTACTTCACTTGAGTCTGTCTTGAATAATCTGTATAAAACTCTGAAATCAGCAGATGGATGTCTGTAAGCACTTATCAATACCTTTAATGATGTTGATGCTTGTTGCAAGTTAACTTTTTGCGAAATATAACATGATGAGTGTGGGTCACCAGATATATTATTTGATCTAGAATCTACTGTGTAATCACTTATAGGAGAATTTAATCTATTTCTCAAGAATCTAAATGCACCATTCATAGTATCCAGAACAGGAGATAAATTAGGATCAGTAGTATTAAATTGAGTTAATAATGTAACAGATTTATTTCGAGGTAAACCACTCAACCTTGCATTTTCATTGACTTTTGAACATAAAAGTCTTGGTGTGTCTAATCTATTCAATTGATTAAATTCAACACTTTCAAATCCTTGGTCTACAAATGATAGTTCAGAACCACCCTCACTTGTTCCAGAAACAGATCTCAATTGACTTGATATTGTGGTAGATGTTGATGGTGTCATTACAGAGAATGAAGGAACAAACGCATCATATTGGAAGTTTTGTGATCCTACAGATTGATTCTCTCCACCAACTTTTTCATCGGTAAAACTAATCTGATTAACGCCAGTTGATCTATTGAGTAAGTTAGATCTCCCTGCTCCTCTATTAATTTCTAAGAAATAAGTATCGCTAGTTTTTAATGATTGTAATGTGGCATTCGTCGGTAAGTTATGAGTTGTGTTAATACCAGTCATGGATATACCATTAAACTCATACTTGAATGCTTGGTCGTTAATAAAATGAGCATCTTGTACAGATCCTCCAAATCCTCTTGCACCAACTGTCAAGTTTCCAGAACCTATTCCATTATAGAAAATAATTTCTTTTCCTATCTGAACATAACCAGCACTAGTTGTTATTCCTTCAAATTTTGTAAATGGTGCAGTGTTTGCAACAGAAATTACAGTATCTGTTGAAGAAATATTTTCTGTTAAAAGAACAGGGACAGTATCTGGTTTTATTCCATCAAGTTGTACAACGTTTTCAATAGAATTCATAGAATGATTTGAGGTGTTAACTTCAAGAACATTTCCAGAATACAAATCACCATTGATTACGGAATCTCCTCTTACATCCACCGTAGAATTAGCGATTGTTTCTGTAACAATATCAGTATAATATACTAATTTTCTACCATCATTAATTTTTTCACCTTGAACATTTGTTAGATATAAAGTGTCCATTCCAAATATACTGGTGACAGTTACTTCACCACCAGAACCAGCATTACCCATGTCTGCTGTGGTGATTCCTAAAACATCTCCTACAACATGTCCGTTACCTGTTGAGCCAATTGATACAGAACTAACTGCACCTGACCCCCCAACAACCACAGTTCCTGTTACACCAGAACCATTACCAGTAAGAGAGTATAAACTTACATTAAAGAAAGACCCTGTTGAATATCCAGATCCAACAGTGCTAACACTAGATGTTACAATAGGACCACCAATTTTTTCAACAAATCCTTTTGCATCCGTAGAATTTGTATATGGAGAAACGTTAGATGCTGAAACCTTCGTTCCTATTGATATAATACTACTTAAAGCATTTGTTGTGTCAATTCCAACTTTTAATTTTCTTGGATAGGTTTTAAATGAATTATCTTGTAATCTTAAGTTAACTAAATCACTTGTTGTTATATCTGAGTTAAACAACGTAAGAGTACCAGGACTGGTCACAAAAGAACACTTATAAAGATTAAATTTTAAGTCCTGAGTTTGAGTCGCTGTCCATACAGTTCCATTTTGTGATTTGAATAAACTTCCACCAAGGTATTGTTTAGTTACAATACTCTTTGATCCTTCATCAACACCAAGTGTTTGTGTCTCAATTGTTTCTTCACCCATCTGAGCAATCCACACATTGTATTCTATTGTTGCTGGTGCAAGAAGAACAATAGCATATTCTCTATCAGGTTCCAAATATATTGGAGATGGGAAAGTAACCCTAGTTGGTAATGAAGCGTCCGTAGATGTTTTTATAATTGATTCACCACTTGAATCTAATTGAGTAGGATCTAGAACTACCTCTGCATAATCTTGAACAAGTTGACTAGTTGGAGTTCCTAACTCAACAGTTCTTACTTGAACTGTGACTGGAATTTTATCATCTTTGGTTGCAAAATATAAGTCTAATGAGGATAAGAACATTCCTGTCTCATCGACAATAAATGACTGTGCAAGTGGGTCAACATTTACTTGTGGTTGAGGTGGAGGTGGTGGTGGGAGACGAACAATCGTTGTAGTAGAAGTAAATTGATTAATTAATCCAATGGTACTATATCGTGCATCACCGCGTGTTATATTAATCCCTTCTTGTCCTGGTAATGGATTTTCATTATTGACACTTGAAGTTAATCTAAAAGTTTTTATTCCATTTGAGAATCTTAATGGTGGTGGTGGCGAACCAGTTGGATCTCTAAAGAAGAATGACCCAAAAACTGCACCAAATTCATCAGGTATTAATCTAATATTTGATAGTATAGCAATCGCACCAGTGGTTTCTCCAATGAGTCTCATATTAGGAGCAACTCTACCAAAAAATTGACCTTGAGCATCTTGAGAAAGAGAAGCAATATCAACATTTAATACTGTTGAAGATTCAGTATAAAATGATCCTAATGTTAATGAAGTATCATAAGGGTTGCTTGGGAATACTGACGAAGGTGAGTCATATGTTCCAGTTTTATGATTCGGTTGTGCTACTCTAAATGATAATATTTGATTACCATCTGTTGAAATACCACGAATAGTTTCACTTATTCCAAAAGTTCCTGAAACCATTGAAATTTCTAATAATTTTGGAACGATATCAATACCACTCCTTCCATCAAAGAAAGGATAATGTCTAACACCTGGTGTTAAATTTAAAGCACTAAATCCAACATTTCTAGATCTTATAAATGGATCTGGTATTGATGATGTTAAAATTCTATCAGTAAATGTACCTGCATTATCTCCAATAAGTCTTCTTATTCCACCATCAACTTCTGTAACTCTTGTCCAGTTATCCTCTGATGGACTTAAAGTGATTCTTCCCTGTCTAACAACCACTTCATATGGATTTATATTTTCAACTCTACTTGCCTGATCATTCCCAATATCAGATTTTACTTCACTATATTTTAAGGTTATAAAATCACCTGTTTTCTGTACATTTGAATCCAGTAAAGGTAAATTTTGAGAAAAGTCTGCAGAATTTATATCAATACTCTCAGATACTCCTAGTAATGGTTTCACACTGTATTGATCTAATGGTGAAATTAATTCATCATTTTCAGTATCAATACTAATTTTTGTGTCTTGATTTTCTAAATCAATACGACTTACATCCTTAAAGTCATCTACAAAGAAACCAGATTTAAATCTATCACCAGTTGTGTCTTTAATTTGTAATGTTTTTGTATCTAATTCAAGTAAACTTAGACTAGTAGCTATCTCTAAATTTTCTATTCTATCCTCTAATTTACCAATATCTCTCATTGTATATCTTCTATTTTCAATTAGAGTTACCTTTGCATCACTGGAATTATAAAGATACGCTGGAAGTTCAATAGTTGCAAGATGCATAGCACCGTCAATTAATGCTGGAGGTTTGGGGTTAAGAGATGATACACCTTTTAATATAGCAAAACTACCCTCATATGCTTCTCCACGAGATAAAACTAATTTATCAATTCGAGGTAAGAAATAACTATAACCTAATCTAGAATCTCCCTCTGGGGAAACTACAAGACTCGGTGTTGAACCTGACACTGAAAAATCTCTTGATGTAAAAGCAAATGGAGATATTGATGTACTACTTGTGGGTGATACTCTAGGTCTAAAATCAAGTGTATCTGTTGCTCTTAAATTATCCTCTAAATGTGGTATGTCACTTGTAAATCTTTCTTGATCATAGGAATTAACTGTGAATAAATCGCCAGTATCCGTGGTTGGGACAATATAAGAATTAAATATTACTAAAAGTCTTCTAGATGGTGCAGAAAGAGTTGGTTTTCTTACTATTCTTGAATAATCATAATATTGTTCTCTTTGACCTTTATCCAGAGAATATTTTTGTGTTACATTTATGTTGTTTCCTAAAGTAATTGCTTGAACTGTTGTCTCAATATTTGACTCTTGGAATGTTATTATCTCACCTAAAACAAATTGTGTATCTGTAAAATATGCAACTTCAACATTTTCACCATCAACTCTGGTGATTAATTGTGCTACTGCTCCACTCTCTGCTCCAATTATTTTTTCACCATCAACAGCATTAGTATTTAAAGAGAGTCCAGATACTGTTGTTATTTTATCTAAGGTAGGATCATTATTATTTTTAGATTCTAAAATAGAAACTACATTCACAACATCAGGAGCATTTAAAGATATTTCCCTATCTTCTATTCTTAAACCATAATATTGATTAAATGTTAGTCCATTTGTACTAGTGCTTACACCAACTTTTGTTTTATCAATAACTATTTTATTGCTTCTTACAAATTGCTTAGTTTTATTTGTAATACTTTGTTTTTCTACAGTAACATTTAAAACTGCATTACCACTATTTTTACTTAATCCACTAAATTGAACTTTTGATCCTGCATCAACCAATTCAAATTGATCTCTTGTCAATGGTTCTACTGTTCCATCGCTATAAACTAAAGAATATTTTTGAGTATCAAAGTTTGAATAAAATGCACTTGTTATTCCTGCAGGAACTGCTTGTATTGTTGAATTAGCACTTAGTGCAAACATTGCAGATTGGGAAGACACTGCTAGAGTTGCATTTGCTAAATTCACCTCACATATATTATCAAATCCTAATTTTGCATATAATCCTGTGTTTTCCTTATCTACAACAACTGGAGATGCTAAAGACACTGAGGATGTGGTGTTAATACCAACTTTACCATCATTTATTCCAGAAACAGTTGTGATTCCAGCAACAGTTAAAGTTTTTAAATCTGTGCTGATATCAGTAACTCTGTTAAAGTTAATGTCGGAAGTTCCTGCAGTTTGATATTGTATGATTGATTCTGTTTTTATTCCTGTAAATGCATTACCAGGTGATGTTATAGTTCCTGTAATCCCGTTAGTTGATGATACTACACTATTGTTGAAAGATGGTATTGATTGGATTCGAGTTGTTTCTAATATTGTATCTGCACTAAAATCTATAAATCCTGTTATACCACCAGTCATTCCATTTGTATTTTGATAAACAGATTTTACATCTTCAAAAGTATATTGTCTAACTGATACAATAGATCTAGATTGCTCTCCATTGCTAGTGTCAATAATTAATTGTTCATTTGGAATAAAGGTTCCTGATGTTTGAGATAAAACAATCTCAGTTGCACCTGATACTGAACTATTAATAAACCCTGTAGCACCACTACTAGCACCTCTAACAAAAGAACTAATTGTCGCTGTTAAAGATGTGTTTAAAGTTATAAACGTATATGTTTGAACATCAAATAAATGAAGATTCCATTGACTAGCATTATCTGCGTATGGAGTGTTTCTTAGTCCAAATGAATATACCCTTGCTTTTCCTATCTCATAAGCACCAGATGGGATTCCAGTTGCGACTGATGAATCTTTTCTTCGACTTAAAAGGGATACTGTATTTTCACTCACACCAGTTCCCAAAACAGGTGTTCCAGATACATTATTGACACGTATTAAAGTTCCCATATCAAATGGAACTAACGCAGTGTTTACTTTTCCTTTATCTCTTGGTTTTTCAAAATCTACAATAGTTGTTCCAGGTGTACTAATTCTAAAACCTTGCACATATGCTTTACCTGAACTAACTTCAAGACAACCTAAATCATCTGATGGTGTATTACCTTCTTCGGTTATTTGATTTGATTTAAATATTCCTCCATTAGAAAGTCCATCATCCAATGAGTCTGATACTTCAACTTTAAAATTATCGATTGAATAGTTTCCAGATTCTTCAAATGTTCTAGCAGCTAAGTATTTTTCTAATTCATTGTAAACAGAAAAATCTTGTAATTTTTTAAGTTCACCATTTCTTAGTTTAATTACTTCAACAAAATTAACATCACTTGTATCGCTTAAAGATTTTTTTGATAAAGTTGCACTTATCTTAAATCTATCTGCACCAGGTGCTGCAAAATTTGAAAATCCTTTTGCATTATCGTATAGAGATGAGTCTTCTTTTGCTGTAATAATTGACTCTGTAATTCTCAATCCTACTCGATATGATGGTTCATTTGAGTATGCATCTAATACTATAGTGCTTGTAGGAACGGATACAAAGGTTCCTCTGATGAAATATACCCCTTCATTCATCTTAACTGCACTACCAACCGCAGAGGCGTTTGTAGGTACTAATGTGGCAACACTTTCACCAGCAACTATGGTTGTATTTCCATAGGTAATGTCTTCTAGAGTTAATAAAGGTTCTCCATCCTCTAAATTTGCAATTAAGTTATCATTATTTCCTGTTAAATATTTTACAAAGATTGTAACATCAGTAATGTCATCTGATGAACTTGGAAGTTTGCAATCATTAACTAATAATTCTATACCTGAATTTTGTCCTTTTAATTTTTTTCCTTTTAAATTATCAAGATATAGGGATATTGGAAGACCTAAATGTTCGGATTCTAATCTTACTGAAAAATATCTATCGTCATATGCAACACCACCAGGAAGAACCATTGATCCATCCTTAAATACATGACTACCAAAAGATTGTATTTGGTTCTGTAATATTGATTGTAAAGTTGTTAATTCGCGAGCCTGAACAGGTCTGCCTGGTCTAAACAGAACTCTGTAAAAATTATTGTCATCATTAAAGTCATCATAATAAGGACTTATGTTTAAATTTGTTTTCTGTGACATGTTTTAGAATTCCAGTATAACTTTGATGTCTTCTTTTTGCCTACTATCTCTAGTGATCAATTGTCGATTATCTAGATAGATAATATCACCCGACTGATTATTTATCTCAGATTGTGCTACGCCATCTTTAAACTCAACACCCAAATCAACTATTCTAGTTCCTGTAGGATTTGTTGAAATACCACTGAATGTAGTTTTTATTCCAACTTGATAATCTGATCCAGCACCATCAGTTCCTTTTATAATTTCAGTTCCACTGAACTTATATATCTGACCATTTATACCAGATATACTATTAATACCAACTGCATCTGTTTGGTCACCAGTAGTAGTATTAAAATATAATGAACGATCTTGATAGTATTTTAAAACTGCGATCTTATCACTAACATCAGTTGATATTATATCAAAAGATACGACATAACCTCTTACTTGACCAACTACAACTCCACTAGTATTTTTAACATCTTGTGTAATTAAATCACCTATTTTTGCAGGAGTCGGACTATCAAAAGAACTTAGATATAAAGATGAAACTGAAGAATACTGAGATTGAGTGAAAACTTGTGTAGATCCAATTGATGTTGGATTTTTAACAATTCCAATCTGAGCAAATTTAGTGTCAATCGGAAAATCCTTAGTAGAATCATCAAATCGAGCATAAACTAAAACTCTATCAGCACCTAATTCTTTGTAAATATCAGAACCATGACCTTTTGCTGGTGGTATGATTGGAATTAATTTAGCGTTAGGATTAGTAGGTTGTAAGTCAGTTAAATCAACCATACCATAAGTATAACCCTTTCCACCTACAGAAACTTTTACATCACTAATTTTTGCATCAGTTCCAACTTCAACAATTGCCTTTCCACCACTACCATCACCAACAATGTTTACCTCTTGACCACCAGCACCTGCATTACTATATGAAGTACCTCCATCCTCAACAAATATTTTTTTTATTTGGTTATTGCTAATATCAGCATTTCCATTATCCCTAACGTTTGAAATGTTAGCATCAGTTGATGTTGCCCAATCATTAGGTAATGGAATAAATTCTGTAGCATCAAATTTTATAATATCACCTGGAGGAACAGTAAATAGATACTTCCAAAGATAACCATCATCAGTAGCACCAGTAGCTCTAAATGGTTCTAATCCAGTTAGAGTTGGTTCATTTAAGGATGGATTACCAGTAGTGTTGATTCCTGAGGAACCGTTATCAATGCATATGTAAACATTAAAATCTTTATTGATTACATAAAAATCTGTATCATATAATCTTGCTGTCTGTCCATTTGGAGTTCTGTTAGATGCACTATAATCATGACGATACATATCGTAAATAGTGTCTTTTGTCCAACTTATTTTTCTAACAACTCTTCTTACGTTATCAGAAGTAATTTTCTTTCCAAAAACCATTGTATCTCTGGAATGATTTAAGTAGTTAAAATTATCAACAGGAACTTTTCTAGTTGTTTGATCATTCCATTCTGCATCATTTGCATTTCTACCAAAGGCACTGGACGATCTAACTGCAGCAGATGGGTTTGACAATCCAACAAAAACATAGTATGAATTTGAGGAATTATTTACATCGCCTAAAAAATTACCCGCGTTATTAATTCTAAACTGATCTGTTACAATTGCCGACATTTTTTATATTGTATAGTTTTTTTCTTATATTTATACTAGTTTAGGCACCAGTCCTATCTATTAAAGCACCAGTGTCTCTAATACCAGAATTTCTTCTCTGTATTCTTGGGAAAGTTGTCAAACCTGAATTAACAGTTTTACCTGAAATAGTAACTGAAATTGGGTTTGTAGTTGACCTAACACCACCAGTAAGTTTACCCCAAGAGAACTTACCAGATATGCCACTAGTTGAAATACCAGTGAGTGATGTGTCAGTTTTTACACCTGCAACAAATTCAGCAGTATTAGATGTCGTGCTGTAAGAGCTGATTAGGTATATGTTATCAAGGAATGAAGTACCAATACCAACAGGAGCACCTGACGAAGTTACTACTGAAGTAACACCTGACCCAACTGCGGTATCAAATATGTAAATTGGATCTCCATTTCCTAATCCACTAAATGTTCCAGATTCTTTCTCTAAGAAGAATTTAATAGTTGAACTACTTAAAACATTTATTGCTGTAATGATGCCTGAGAATCCACTTGAACCAGTAAATCCAGTAATTATCTCTGATGGTCTAATAGGAGTTGGTGCAACCACATTTGGAACTGCGGTTGTTGTATATCCAAAACCAGGATTTATAATTGATACAGAAGTTATAATGCCACTTGTAATGTTGGCATTTGCTGTGGCAAAGATAGTAGATCCTATTCCTAGCGTAATTAAATCAGATGCTGTCAAAGCAACTCCAGTGTTGGATATTGGAGAGGCAATTGATATTGCAGTGCTAGAACCGACATATCCTTTTCCACCATCATTAATAGTAATAGATTGAATTGTTCCACCAGCAGAAACAACTGCGGTTAAATCTGCTGCTTTAGGTTCTATAGATTCGTCAAATACAATTGTTCCAATATTATTTGGATTCTCATAGAAGAATAAATTTGTTAATGAGTTTGTTCCAACTCCAACATTGTCAATGTAAACTGTGCTATCACCAGACCCAAGATCTTTAATTATTCTTGCTTCTGGGAATACAAGTGGTTCAATTGAGGGTCTTACTTTCGTTATTAACTCACCATTTATGAACTTATCTGCTTTTTGTTTGATCCACCTGAATGATTTTAAATTATTAGAATCTATACCTTGATCAAAATATACAGGAGTTTCAATTAAATCTGATGTTGAAATACCAGACACCACTCTTACATCCTGATCAAAACCAGGATTATTATTATTTTTGAGTAATTGGAACTCATCACCAACTTTCACTGATTCAATTACATCTACGAATGTAACATCAACGTCATTTGTACCTTTATAAAAGAATATTGATACATTATCGTTTATGTCAGGTGCTTCTGTAAATTCAAAAGAGGTTCCTCCATCAAATATGTAAGCATCACCAGGATTTTGTATAATTCCATTGATGAATATCAATAGTAATGATTTCATATCAATTTGAGATGATTCTGCACGTTGAAATGATACTAACTCACCATTAAAGTTTAATGGGAATCTCCTTCTAGTTCCATTTTGTAAAGATTTGATTGAGTCGATGTAATCAAACTCACCAACATTCCAAGAACAGAAAGAATCTGTAAACACTTCATTAACTGTAAATTCAAGTTCAGTTATTGGTGATGTGAGTGATTTATCTGTGACTAATCCCACTGGTTTAAATACATCACCCTTTTTAAATCCAAAACCAGTTCTTGTTATATCAAAAGATTTAACTTCAAAAAGAGTTGATCCAATACCAGTAGTATTACTACCACCAACATCAATGTTTAAAAGTAATCCAGTTCCTGTATCTGTTGTAGCACCAACACCCACTCTTGATATTCCAGTTACTGGTAAGTTTTCATATCTGGGAACAGGTGCTTCTACTCTAGGATTTACATATCCACTTCCACCTCCAACAACACTGAATATTAATGTTCCACCTATACCAACTGTTGCAGTAACTGTGGCACCAGTTCCAACAGCATCAGCGATACCAATATGAATAATTCCATCTCCTGTGGTGCTGATTCCAGAACGATATCCAGAACCATGGAAGTCTCTTGTTCCAACTCCCACTGATGTGATTGATCCACCTGCACCAAGAACAGCTGTGACTGATGCTCCCGCTAATGGTGCAATTCCTAATCCACCACTAAATCCAATTGATACAATCTGTCCTGATCTTGGTAATTGATTTTGATTTACATCTGCTTCACTAATAATTTGAGTTCCGTTAGATGAGGTAATACCACTGAACACAAAACTTGATACCCCAACTGATTCTGAAAATTCGTAGTTATTGGTAGGGTTCTTATCTGTTGTTGGTGGTTGGAATATACCATTAATTGTTACAAATGCACTTCCAGTTGTGATTCCAGAAGTATTGACTCCAGATATTGTTGTGGTAAATGTTTGTGCAATACCAGTAAACCCGTTTGAAATATCATCAAAAATTGCATTTGAAGTATAATCTTGTCTTAGATAAACTCTTCCAGTAAATGAAGATCTACCTCGATCTCTATTTGAATCATCTTTTTCTAAAATATTAGTTCCCTTAGGTGGATCTACAAAGAATATTTCTTCGCCAACAATATTGTAACCACCTTTAAATAATCTCACTAAAGTAGTATCAGTATGTGTTGATGGTGAAGAACCAACAATTCCTCTACTTACATCTACTAAATTTAGAGAACCCGTGTTTGAAATAGGACCAATGTTTGTAGTTCCAAATCCAACGTTATTAATCTTTAAAAACTCATCATCTATTTTTAGTAAATCTCCAACTACGATAGAAGTTATCCCTGCTAAAGATAGAATTGAAGTTGATACAGAAACTTGCCCACTAACATTGCCTGATAGTGTTGTTGTTATTGGAGTAAATGATATTGGAGATTGAATTACATTATCAAGAGTAATCAATGCTTTTTCATTCTTCTTAAACATTTCCAGTCTATGTCTGTCTCCAGATCCAGCACTGTTAAAGGTTATTGCAGCTCCTGCTTTCGTTGTTGATAGTTGGAATACTTTTGAATTAACAGTTCCAGATGGATGAACAACATAAACTTCGCTTGGTAAAGGATTGCCATTTGACATAATCAGGGATGAGAATCCAACATTTGAAGTGCCAGGTGTGTAAATTAATCTTTCATTCTTATTAAAGAAGTTATTTTCAATTATAAATTCTCCTGTTGCTAGATTTACATTCGTTGCAGGATTAAAGAAATTAGCAAATATTGGATTATTATTATTCCTTAACTTAAAGTTTAATCCGTTTGACCTTAGAGAATTTAAGGCATCATATTGTAGAAGAGATATCTCATCAAAACTCCTACCATAATTTAAAGTTGGTGGTGAGTTAAGTAAATCCAATTTAGTATTAAGAATCTCATTGAAAGATTGAACTGATAAATTACCTACACCAATAAAATTGGAGTCTGGATGGAATTTTAAATTTAGATTAGATCCACTATATTCTGAGGAGAATGTTCCTATTCCTAAATCATCTCCTATGGTCATGAATGGATATTGTGTGATGAATGTATTTTCACCATCATGACCCATAAGAATTTGATGTAAGGCACTAGTATTTCCGATTGATACTCTTACTATACTCTTAATTGAAGTATCTCTGATTGTGGTAAATCCTGCTATGACTGCAGTTGATGCAATACTAACAAAATTAGATTCAAATCTACCAGAGTTTTCAGACCCAGATGTTTGCGAACTAGTTTTAAATCTATGAGTTCCAATTCCAACTGCTGTAGTACCAAAACCAACAACTTTTGCTCTAACAAGAACTTGATTTGATCTATCATTTTCAAAGTTTAAAGATAAGATATCCGAATCTAAGTTTGTAGTAAAAGTTCCTATGGAATTGGTTGTATTTGTTTCTAAAGAATAATTTGATATGTAGGAATTTACCCCATCATGAGTTGCATAAATTTCAACAATGTTATTCTCATTTGACACTGAATCATTAACTTCAACTGTAGCAAAATAAGAATCTATATTAGCAATGTTTGAAGATATTACCGTAGAAGTTGTAGATGCAGAAACATTTTGATTTATCCCATGTAAATCAACAAATCCGATAGAAGATTTTCCAGCACCAACTCCTGCTAAGAATGATTGTTGTAAAATTTTGATATCTAAATCAGAGTTTAAAGGATCAACAGGAGTAAATGATAATTTATAACTGCCACCAGAACCATTTTCTCCTAAAATATCAACTATTTTTGCCTCATCATTAATTGATCCTTTTTGAATAGTAAATATATTACCCTTTACAAAATCTATTGATGTGAGTAACTCTGTTAATTGAAAAGTATTTGTTGTAGTTCCGATTCCAACAGAAACAGATGGAACTCTCGTTTGTACTAAAAATCTATTAAACGAATTAGTAAGATTTATAAAACCATCTCTCGCTGCATTATTTGTAGCATTTTTAAATAAACTGTTTATATCATCTATTTCTAAAACTCTGTTTGTTGAACACTCAAAGAAATTTGATAGAAGTTTAGTATCAAAAGAAACGAATCTAGATCGTAATGGATTTGATAAAGTATCAACATCTTTTGCTAAGTCAAAATTATCAATTGCATCAACTCTATTTTCTGATGATAAATCTCTAATAATTGTAGATGAGTCAACACTAGATGTAGAACCAACTCCAACTGATGTTGAAATTCCTAAATCTGCAAAGTTTTTAAGACCCGTGGTATGTAATAACTTATTGACGGGACTTACTAGTGTTTGATATTCAATTGGACTTTGTATCGTATACGATAATGTTTGATAATAATCATTATCAGGAATTACTTGATAATCTTGATTTAACTTACCAGTATCATTAGACCATCCAATAACTCTATCTGATGCAAAATCAACTTTGAACTGTCCCTCATTTTTGAATACACTGTTAATAGTTGCAATTGATCCAGAAGATTGACCCTTTATTTTATCATTTTCTTGTAAATCAAAATTACCTTGAATTTTAATATAATTATTAGTTATTCTATCTAAGTTAAGGCCCACGTTACTAAATGTAGATCCATTTCTAGATACTAAAAGTATTTCTCCTAGTGTAAATTCAGATTGTGCAGTAACTATTGTGAATTTAGGATAATCTTTAAAATTAATTGCTCCAGCAAAAGACTGAATTGTTTTTGCTAATCCTGGATTTGTTACTAATGGATTTGCACCACCTCCATGAATATTAAACTCTAATATGAATGGATTTGGATTTAAACCACTACCAACTATTTTTTCTACAGGATAGAAATTGAATTTATTAGTTGGTGAATTAAAACTATCCCCATATTCATTTTCTATACCCTCTACAAAAATTGTATCTCCCACCGCAAAAGGAGCAGTTGAAAATCCTAAGATTGGTGTTGCCAAAGTTACAGTAACTATACCACTAACAACATCAGTGATAATTGTAGACGCTATTGTTACATTTGTAATTGGTATTGCACTTGAATTATCCTTAGTAAATAATTTACAATTACCAATTCCTTGTGGAGTATTAATTATATCAACACTATTAATAGATTGAGATGCTTGACTAATGTTTGCAATTAGAGATCCACTATCTACAATCTGTTTTGTTTCAACATCCTGTAAAACTAATTTTGGAGGGGTTGTATAATTTGTGCCACCATTTTTAACATTGATTGCTACTATTTTATCTGAGTTCTTTGTGCTAATAACTGGTGATAACCTTGCTATCGGAGTTAAAGTTTTATCTGATGCATACTCAAATCCAATATTTAAAATATCGGTATTTTCGATCTTATTACTGGTTGTTGATGATGGTAATAATTTAGCATTTATCCCCTGAGTAGAAGCAACACTGACAAATTTTGGTAAAGATTTATATCCTGAACCTCCAGATATTAAATTAACTCTATTAATAGCACCATTATCATTTCTTGATGTTGTAGTGTACTTTAATACGCTAGTATCTAATATTTGATAAGATAATGTTTCTGGTTTTGACTTTAATCTTATATCAAAATCAGTGGTTCCTACACTTACAACTGAATAATCCTTGTTGTAGTCACTCTCTACATATGAGATCTTAGATCCATTTAAAACATCAATATCTGATGTGCTGATAAATCCAGATTTTTCAACATTATAGAATAAATTTAAAGGATTATTAGTTGAATAATTTAAAGTTAGAGTAGCTGTTGGTGTCACTCCAATTGTTCCTGAAGTAGAAACTGTATTTACAGTCGTTTTGCCCGTAGAAACAAAATCATTACTGAAATCTTCGTCTTGATATATTTTAAAATCAAAATCAGATAATGAAGAATCTGATATGTCGAATACTAAATTATTATCTCTAACGACATTTATCGGTGGATTAATTAATGATAACTGATGTTCAGAACCTCCAATTGATACAATACTTACGATATTGGGTGGAATTTGTTTTGCATCATAAAATGTTTCTGCTAATTTTATATTATTATCATCTACTCTGTAAATAAAATATCCACCAGTTTCAAGTCCAGCAGCGATAGTATCAGTTGAATCATAATATACTTTATCTCCAGTTTTAAATTCATGAGAATTTAAAGTTATTGTATTATTAGATGTGTTAATTCCTGCTGAAGTAAATCCTACCTGATTTATAAGTAAACTTTCAATTAAATGATTATATTTAATTCTAACCTTAGTAGAGGTTCCAATACCCACAGATTGATCAGAAGCAATGTCTAAGGTAACTATATCTCCGACAGATAAATTATGTGATGTTGTTAAAGTTACTTTTGAATTTATTCTTTCTACATTTCCAGTAATTTTGTTGAAATTAGATTCAAATCTGTATTTAAAATAATCATCACCATTTGTTCTAAAGAATAAACCATTGGTAGAAGTTATTAAACCAACTTGAGTTACGATTCCAATGTAGTTTGGAGATTTATTGATTGCAAATAAATTTTGACTTGTACCTGTGGATGGTAAGTTAAATGATTGATTTGCTGCTCCATCTCTTGATACTTCAAGAACACTATTTCCATCTGTCTGGAATGTTATTTGTTGTCCTGTTTTAAATGGGTGATTTGGTAAGTAAATACTTTGTGCTGGAACTGATACAACGCTTGTAGTATCACCAACAGAAACATTAATCGCTGATGTAATACCAACTGTAGTTGCAATACCAACAGCTTGTTTAGGATTAAAATATACTACATCGTCTACTTTTGAATTTAAGAAATTAGAATTAAATGATATATCAAAGAAACTAGGAATTAACTTAACCTCAGATGAGAGTGTATGTGCTGTTCCAGTGACACCCCTTTGAACTCTCAATACATTTCTATCATTAAATTTATTTAAAACTAGTAATTTTTCAGTTCCAATTCCAATACTACTTCCGACAGAAATTAAATCTGATGTTTTATATACAAATATATCAGTAACGATTCCTGCAACTGAGTTTGATGGTAATTGTTTGTATAAAATAGTACTCTCGGTTGAAATTCCAGATATATTGTGATTACCAATTAGAGAAACACCAGATGCTGATTTAATATCTGTTGATAGTCCAGATATTTCAAGATTATTTCCAACTTCTAACTGATGAGTATCTGAAACAAATACTGAGATTGTGCTTGGATTTTTTCTTATAAAAGTAAGACCTTCAAGTTTTTCATAAGATGTTGCAATATCAGATATTGGTTTACCTTCTAATTTACTTACAAAAGCACTAACACCATCACCACTCGTATTACTATTATCAAATACTACATTATCATTTACCTTATATCCTTCACCAGATTTTAAAATATCTAATGAATCAATAGAACCTTGACTTACAGATGTGACTCTTGTTGTTTGTGATAATATTTCATTTGATTCAATAATGAAATCGTTATTTGCAAATGAATCTGATAATTTGTATGGAAATGTATTTCTAACTAACTTTGAATCATTAAAATTAAATGATTGATCTATTGTTAAGAGAGGGTCTAAAACATCTGGAGTTGACCTATAAGTATTTCCAACAAAGTAAGGAAATTCTGGTTCCTTTGTTATAGTATTGATACCAGCAAAATATGCATAAACACCATTTGGATATTCTGGAGTTTTACAATATCTTCCATTATGTTCATCTAAGTCAGTAGAATCTGTTGGCAAATACGAATAATCTTCAACAAAAAATCCTAAATTAAAAGGTAGATCTCCCCTATCTTCTATATTTGTTTTTATAGAATATCCTGTCTTTAGTATTTTTATTGCAGATGAATTATCAAGTGGATCACTATAACCAAATGGACCATAAATTGGATTTCCATCATATGCCCATCCTACAATTGGTGAGTGATTATTTGATATTTGACCATAACTAGATTCTCCAATGGCAGTAGAATAACCAACCGCTGTGAACTTAAGTTCGTTATCAGTTGGTAATAATGCAAAATTAGAATATCTTTCCTTATATGGTCTTGAGGTCTGAATATTGTTTATACTTAGTTTTTTAATAGAACTATTAAACACTGCATTTTTTCCTCTGGCTACTATATTAATTCTTGTATTGTCAAAAGTATAATTGGTTCCAGAATTTAAGATAACAACATCAATTATTTTTAGGAATGTAGATGAATTTTCGTTTCTATCAATCACTGCTCTTATACTCGCACCAGTTCCATCTCCAATAACAATTAAATCTGGAGTTGAATGATATTCGTCACCACCATCTTGAATGTTGACATTAATTAACTTACCATTTGAAATAATAGGAACTATTGATGGAGTTATATTTTTGCCTGGTCTTGATATTCCATTTTTAACTAGAATATTTGGTTTATTTTCATAGTTAATAATATCTGTTGATCCATAACCACTACCTTTTCTATACAAGGATGCATCTATGATTCGACCTTGTATGACAGGAGTTAAGTTTATCTTATCAGAAGTTGGTACAGAATAAATTGCATTTATAGTTAATTCAACATCTGGATATTTAAATAACTGATATCCTGTTCCAGTTGTTTTAAAATCAACATGATTTTTTCTAATAAAATTGGTATTATCAGTTCCAGCAACACCAGCATTTGCAACTCTAAAATTATCATTATCGATTTTGATAATATTATATTGATTTGTGGTAGATAGTCCTGATATATTTTGAGGTGAAGTTGTACCTAAACCTACAAATGGTGAATAAGAAACCAATTCACCATCTGAGAATCCATGATCTTTAAATGTAACTATCGATTTGTATGTAGATATTCCAAGAGAAGAATCGACAAATACTTTTCTACTTAGATAAGGTTTTCCTGATTTTATAACTCTAACACTAGATAGACTATTTTTAGCATCTTTTAACTTAAATTTATGTATTCCACTCTTTGCAATATCTGTAAATCCTATTGTATTAATACCTGAGGTGTAGTCTACTTCATTTCTATAAAGTCGAATAGTCGATAATCCAACTACCTCTGGCCAATATTGCTGTCCATCAATTAGATTTTCAAAATTAGATAGGTTACTTCCTTTAAAAGTTCCTATTCCTAACTGAGTATTCTTATTTTTATCATAAATTAAAACTTGACCACTTACCAAATTGTGAGGTTTTAAGAATGTAATTGTTTCTGAGAATGTATCAATACCTCCTCCAAAGGCACTGGTAACTCCACTAAACTCTAAAACTCTATTTCTTCTACGAAGAACTGGTTGAAGAACTGCTTCTCCACTATTTCCTCCAGTCAATTGAATTGAGATTACATCTTCTATATCAAAATTTTGTGGATCAACTTGTATCTCTTTTATATCTCCACTTAATACGGGACTAACTAATGCTTGTGTTGATGCAGCAGATACTGATCCAACTTCAATAACAGGTGGATTGATTATATCATAGTCTGTTCCAAACCCAATTACTGAAAAGTTTTCAATAGATCCATAAAAAATACTATCAGTTGATTTTCCATTCTCAATTTCAACACCATCAATCAACATTCCAACAGGTCCAGGAACTGTTTCTATATTTTTACCTAAATTTTCAGCAACGTTTACTGGATACTTTTTAAGTAATTTTTGAGGTGCTACAAATTTATCATATTGATTTGCAAGAGTAAATTTATGAAAAGTGCTGGTATTACTGGGAACACCAAATTCGATAAAATCATTAGCTTCAATAAAAGCTGGTGATTTAAATAGTTTAATTTTATTAAAACCTACTGTTCGAACAAAATACAGACCAGCAGTAAGTCCTACCAATGGTTCTGCTTCTGGTTCATAATATACTTGATCTCCTGTTATAAAAGGAATATCAGATACACTAAATGAAATCGTTGAGTATTTTTTATCTAAACTATTAAAGTCTTGAATTGTAGTATTCTCAATTACGTTTGGTATACTAACTGTTGAGGTTGTTTTACTAATTCCAGATGAAGGAAGAGAATTACTTGCTACATATAGATTTTTATCTGATTCATTATATACATTTTGAACATCTGCAGTAAGTGTATTATTTCCATATTTTAATATGTCAACAGAACTAGAAGTTTTTCTTATTACTCTTCTAATTGCATATTTTTTTGAAGAACTAAATTCAAACGATGGATTTATTGTTATCTTATTTTGTGTTATAACTAAACTTTCAATCACCGATTCTTGAACAACGGTTCCCAAAGAAAAAGGACTACTCTTCTTTTCTAAAATTTGAATTGAATCGCCAACTCTTAAACTTGCTTTATCTATCTTAGATTTTAATTGAATGAAACTTTGTGTTCCGCTAATTGAATCAATAATATCATAATTTGAAGATGTGTTATAAATCCATGAATTTGCAAATATTTCTTTTTGAGTTTTACTTGTATTTGGATTTTCAATTATTTCACCAATACTTTTAATCTGAATAGTTTCATTTTCTAATGATAATCTATTATTTTCGGATGATACAAAATCACTTAATACACCTGTAATTCTCAATTCAACTTTTTTTGTTAAATCTCCATCCTCATATCCAAAAATATTATCATCAGCAATGACATCATCACCCAAATTAATTTGATTTGAGATACCTGTACAACTTAAAAACTGATTAACAGTTTTGTCAGTATAAACAATATTTGTGTTTATACCTGAAATGATTGTTCCAGTCGTTCCAAAACCAACAGTTGAATCTACAGTTATAACTGAAGCACCAATTGAAACATCAGTTACAGCTTTTGTTTTTCCTGTTACATCAAAATTTCCAGTTATAAATTCTTCTTCATCAAATCCAACAAAAAGATCTAAAATAAAATAATCCTTGATTGTGGATATTCCAGAAATACCTGTTAATATTTCAACTTCGGATACAGATGCAGTAGAGGTTGTATCTGTTGACCTACTAATAGTTTGACCTTTTAAGTTTAAAGGTTCTCCTTTCAATCTTTCTGCAACTATTCTTTTTCTTCTTACATATTTTGCAGAAGATGGTTTTATTAAATATTCTTCTAAATCAATTATTTTTGGATCTACATCATACAGAGCATTAAATAAGATTCGGAAAGATTCTTCTGTTCCTTTTGATTCATAAAATGTTCTAGCTTCCTTTATAAAATTATTTACATCCAAATTTGAAACAAAATCTGTATTTTCTAAACCAGGTGTAAAGGTATTTTTTATCTTTTTATAAAACTCTTGTAAAAATAATGAACTTAAATTATCTACATTTACACCCTTTGGATGTTCTTGTGCTGTTGACGTAGAAAATACTAATTCTGATGGGTTGTTAATATCTCTATAAGTTGTAATTCCACTGAATCCACGTTTACATCCTGTAAAGGTATTTGTGGTGATACCAGTGTATGTGATGATTTCACTGCCAATTTTTAACAATCCATATTGTTTTGGAAATCCTTTTGTATTTGGTGAAATATTAATTACCGAATCTGCCGATGAAATTGATGCATCAAGAGTAACTGAACCCTTTAGTGTTTCGGGTGTTAAGTTATCTAACTTTAAATATTGATCTAAATTATCTGTTAGGTCAATCGGACCTCCAGTATATTCCTGAGAGATATAATATTGCTTTAAAAAATCAACTGCTTTTGGACTTTCTGATAGAACAAACTCAGGGAGTTGATTTTCAATTATCTGTTGAACTTTTATTCTTGTATCAATACCAGTGCTTATCATACTATCCTCGTATTAAGTCTCCGTTTGTATAACTTGATGTAACTTTGTAACCAACACCAGATATTTGATCTCCTGATGAAATGGTGTCTTTAACCATATTTATTGAACTACTTTCAATGTTAAATTTCAAGTATAAATCTTCAAGACCTATAACATCATTGGATTCTGGGAACGCTTGTATCTCAATTATATTATTTGGTTTATCAGTTGAAGTAATATTAATTGTGGTTAAATTTATTTCCCCTTTGATGTAATCAACTGTTCCTGCGTTTTCCACAATAATTATTTTTTGACCATCAACAATATCTCTCTTGACGATTGATACTATTCCAGTTTGTTTATCAGTATTTGGGGTATCCGTTAAGAATACTGTTTCTGATACTCCTGAAATTTTAAATCCAGTGCTCTTAATATTTAATCCCTCACTTTTGACATTAAATTGATTACCAAAACAAATCTCATATTGTGCAAATTGATTCAAAAGGGCATTTAAGTTTCTTCTGATTCGAATTCTTGTAATATTTGATGTTATTGAATCCTCAATATTATCAATTACACTTAAAACTTTACTATACTTAAATCTACCACCAAATTTATTTACATCAGTTGATTTAGAATAGGTAGTTAGACCGTTAATTACTCTTGTTTTTAATTCATTGATAGATTTAACTTTTGATGAGTCATAATAGATAAATGATTCTAATTCAATATGAAGAACTTTCAAGTCAACGAGTTTTTGAGTAATTCCTGTAAGAGTATAATTTTTTAAATCTGATAATATTTGAGTCTTATCAAAATCTGATACAAAGTCACCATTTTTTGGTTTGATTGTAATAAAAACAGTTCCGAATTGTGGTGGATCAATTTCTTCACCTCCAACTACAGAAACACTTTCAGTATTTGGATAAATTTGTTGAATGATTGCCTCATAATCCCTTGCTGTAACCGCCCTGTACTGTGACGAGTAAAGTCGAGGGGCAAAATACTTAATCGAGTCCACAGACTCTATATCACCGCCATTAGAGGCAGCAGAGACCACAGATATGGTAGGTGTGTTTGTTAATGCTGATGCTGACCCTGAATCATTTTCAATATTTCCAGCAAATGAGAAGAATGCAGGACCATTTCCTTCTCTTCCATCTGTTATAAGATAAGTTACGTTAATTGTTTTTCCATTTTCAATCTTTCGACCAAAGATACCATCTCCAAATAAAAGTTCATACTTTTCATCTTGAACTTCCTGAATTAAGAAAGTTGTTGAGTTTGAATCAATATTTAAAATGTTATCAACTTGAGTAAACAGAGTTCCTTTATCTACACCACTTGGGTCATCCTTTACATATACAACAATTGTTGATGTATCAATTGAAGGATTGTCTAAAATGAATCTTTGATCCAATGATCCATCAACTGTAAAAGTTTTACGAATCAAAGTTCCTTGAAAAACTTCAATTGAATTGAAAGATGCTGTGTATCCAGTTCGACTACCCCCTGAATCAAATTCAGGTATAACAGTGGTCGTTATATCTTCTGGAATTGAGAAAGTATATGTAATATCATTACTGCTACCAATACAAACTAGACCTGCCCTCAAGGTCACTGTAGACACCTCTGTGGTATCGTTTGAGTCTATATCAAAAGATATAGTTGCCTTTGCTGCACTCTTAGATCTTGGAACATATCCAATGTTTCGAGCAAGTGAAACAACGTTTTCTCGAACTGTTGCAGAGTCAAGGAAGGACTCATTTACAACCATGTTTGAGTTAAACGCAGTGATGTAAGTATTATATGCAAGAGTATCAATTAAGACTGAAAAATTAGACCCCTCAAAGTCAAAATCAGTAAAATCTGAGTTCGCTCGAAGATAATCCTTTATTGAGGTCTTTATCTGATCAAAATCTAAGTTTGTAAATTTAGTAAATGGCATATTATCTTGTGGCTTCTAATATGAACTGGAATGCTTGTGGAGGAAACTGTTGTCCAACAATGTCAAAGAAGATATTTACCTCAAATTCGTTGTCATCTGGTCGAGGAATTACTTCAATATCCAAATTATCGATTCGAGGTTCAAAGTTTTCAATAGTTGTAACAATTTGTCTCTCGATTACTGATGCAGTACCAAAGTCACAGAAGTCAAATAGACTAGAACGAATGTCTGTACCTAAATTTGGGTTAAAAAACCTCTCTCTAGGAATAGTTTCCACTAAATTTCTTACAGATCTCTTAATTGCATTCGCATTTTTGAGAATTGTAAGGTCTTTTGTGACTGGATGGGGTTTAAATGATAAATTAATATCCTTAAATGACCTAGATATCCTAGTTTTCATTCAATTTAGTAAACAGTTTGCTAGATTTATTTATACTCGTAGCGATAATTCTTTATTTATACTTCAAACCATAAAAAAATCGCCTTGTTTGGCGATTTTTAATTTATTTAACCGAGTTCTGGTTCAATATTAACCTCAACTTCATGATTTTTTCGTTCTTTTGCCGTTTTCCAGAAATAATTCTCTTCAGATCCGAGTCCATCGCGGTCATGACCATTCTCAACTTGGTAATAAACAGTCGAAACCTTAAAATCAGGCACTTTTGGTATCTCAGGAGTGATACTGTTGTCATAAATTCTCATTCTGTTGTTCGGATAGAGGCAAAATTGACCATTATCGAGTTCAAGAAGGTTATGAGACTTATGTTCAGCAGGTTGTTCACTTGTTGAGTAGTCAATTGAGTCAACACTTTCATGATAATTGTCCAAAGTACAGATATAAGTACCAGTTTGGTTACCATAATCTCTTGTCATGACCTCATAATGCATACTTCCAATGAATTGTTTCTGTACTGCAACGACTCCATAGTCCATACAGTTCCAAAATTGAAGATTATGAAGTGTCATATCAGGTTTTGGCAACTCTGGGTCAGTTGTAAATGCCGAAATTGGCAATTTATCGAACATTGCAGCATATTCTGGAAGGTAAGTCTCAAAATAAAACGCACGACCAGGTATACTTTTGGCAGAAACCCATACACCTTTGACAAATTCACCGTGACCACTCTGATGGTCGGTTAAATATTCTTTTCTTACCCATACTTCATAGGAGGGTAGGTTCGCAATTAGAGTAGACATTATTTGTGATGATAAACTTCAACGTAAGATTGACATTTGGGGCAAGTAAAATTGGAGAAAAAGTCATATTCAGACTCTTCTCCATCATTTACATCTTCCATATCGTGATCCGCACCCCAGATTAACTCAGTACCGCAGTGCCAGCAATTCATTTTCCCTGACCTCGATACCTTTTACGAGCCGAGTTACGCGAAGTTGCCGAGTATTTCGAGTGTTTTCCGCTTCCCTGACGAGTTTTTTTCGGTCTTGTCTCTACAAACAGGTTACCTGTCAGACTACTCTTCATTTTTGCCATAATTTTTAATCTCCTATAATTTCTGTATGAATATCAGAAGGATTTGGTTTGCCTGTCTGATAAAACTCAATTGCCAAATCCTCCATAATATCAAAATATTCAAATTGTGTAAGGTCTGAGAACTTCTCAACACCTTCAATGTAGATACTATATCGATCTGCCATTTAGATTACTCTTGTCTTCTCATGACCAACACGAATACGAGGGTCACACCAGATTTCAAATCCTGCTTCTTTTGCATCTAAACAGAATGAGACATCCTCTCCACACATATCCTGCACTTCTCCAGATTCAAATACCTGCATCTTTGGTGCGAACCATGGATACTTCATGTCTGCATGTTCAAATACACCCTTCTTGATAAGGAGCCAACCGAAACCTGTATAGTCAACTGTGAATGGTTTCTTTCTCTTGGATATACTTTCGAGAGTCTCGTGATTCATCACACCACCATTGGTACGAAAATCATCCTCATCTAACCAATGTGCTACAGATGT